TCACCCGACCAGATGCCTTCCAGCTCCTCGTCGATAATGCCGCGGATCTGATCAAAGGATCCAAGGCGCAGACCTTTGGAATTTGCGGTCGGCTCTTTTGCGGTCATCTGAATCACGGCGATATCAGTGCCCGGATTTGCATCGTAGAAACCAGACGCACGCGTGGCCTCTCCAGCCTCTTTCGTGATCGGCAGATAGCCGGTGTTCTGGTGCCAGTTGGCCTGGATGTCCGACGAGGACAGGAAGTTCAGGAACTCGGCGACGCCGGCGTATTCCGCATCTTCATGACCGCTCATCACCCACAGCGACGCACCGCCGATGATGGTGTTCTGCGGCTCGCTTGCCACAGCGGACCAGTACGGCAGCGGACGCACTTCGAAGTCGAACTCGGCTTCGGGTTGTCGCACGCGTGTCGGAAGTGCTTCGGCGACTCGCGAAGGTGCTTTATGCGGGAGTAGTTCAACGCCGGGTGCGCATGGTACTCGGCGTCGGTCATATGGTTGTCGGTGTTCATGGTTCGTTGCCCTTGTGGAGAAATGCGAGAACAAGACCGAGCGCTTGCCACGCGTGAGAGGAGACGCCGTATAGAGGCCCTGGAGAGCCCTTGCGGCCGACGGCCGGCATACCGCCGGGGGTTTCATGGTCTGCGATGCACGCGGCCCGTACGCGGCTATCTGCGGCGCCCTTGCCGGACAGTACGCCGAGGTGCCGAAGCACTTCTCGACGCGTCATCGTGTGCACGGCGAAGCCTTCGCGCGCCGGCCACGGGCGAAGCGCTTCGGACAAAGCGCCGGCAGTCCAAGCGGTGTCGAGCATATGGCCGACGACCCCCGAACCGATTGCGCCCATCGCCGCCGGTCGCTCCATGACGACCAGGTCGGGCCGGTGCGTATTGACAAGCTCGACGAGCTCGGTACGCGTCGCGGCCTTGCTCGACCAGACGACCCGGCGCTCGACGTCGTCGTACAAGACGGCGCCGTGCGTCGTTGGTCCCGGATCGATACCAAGCGCTCTCACTGGTCGACCTTCGCGAGCTGCAACTCGTTCGCAATCGCGACAATCTCGCGCTCGATTGACCGCATATCTTGGTTGTAATCTCGCGCGAGCATACCGACGCCGCCCGAAAACTTCGCCGTCGCGGCCTTCGCAATCCCGACTCGTTTCTTGACTTCGAGTACGGCACGCGCGAGCCGACGGTACTCGTCTTCGGGAATACAGACATACCCAGGCGGTACTACCTTCGCGCCGCCGGCCGGTGCGTCGACCGCATACCAGCGCCGCTTGTCGACCATGACGCGGCCCGTCATGCGGAGCCGCTTCGCGTGTTCGTGGAGTGCCCAATAGTACGGGGCGAGGTCGTTGCGGGGGCTCGGCTTGCCTTCGCCGTCGTAGAAGTGCGCGGCAATCGTGCCGAAGCGAGCGCCGGGGTACTTCTCCAGGTAGGCAACCAGGTCGTCGACGGTCGGTAATACCATGGTCATACCGAACCCCCGACGGTCTTGCGAATGACTTCGACGCCGTTCTTATCGGACAACCAAGAGTGCGCGGCGCGGAGTTGTGCCGCCGTCATGGCGTCCATGAAAGGGCGCCCGCCGTGTTCGGCCCACTGGTCGAAGTCGGCAACCGAGAGCCCGTTCGCTTCGAGCTCGACGGCAATCTTCGCCGCCCATGACTTCGCCGTACGGTCGGCGGCCGCGCGACGTTCGGGGGTCATGCGACCGCCCGACGCGGCGTTGCCGTCGTCGTCTTCGGTCGAGATACCGAGCATCGATTGTGCGGCGTACCGACGAAGGTACGTGACGGCCGAGCCGAACGCTTGCGGGTCGAGTTTCTTACCAATGGGCGCCCGCGTCGTCGCTTCGATGGTATGCCCGTCTTTGTGCGTCAGGAGGGTATGAACCGAGACCGTGTTGTCGGTCGAGTCGAAGTCGGGGAGTTGAAGGAACGCGAAGCCGTGCTTCGTCAGCGTCGGGATGATTTCGTTCAAGATAGCGGGAAGCCCGGCGTACTTGCTTCGGAAATGCGGGTTCGTTGCATCCTTGTACACCGTGCCCATTTCTGATTGTGCCTTCGCGAGTGCCGCGTAGGCGGCGCACTTTGCCTTGTCGTTGTCCATGTCTTGCCCTTCATGGTTGGAGTAGAAGCTCAGGCGTTCGCCCAGACTTCGCGGAGTACGCGCCCCTTCGGCGCGCGAGAGAGAGTTGCGATAGCGTCGAGCCCGTTGCCGTTCCTTGCGGTCTCGTCGTCGCCGAGCTCGCGAAGGTAGTACGTGACGCCGTTCGACCGCATCTTCGTAAAGCCGGCCCGCTGTAGTGCGGCGGACAACGTTAGTCCGCGCCCTTGCGGGTTGACGTCTTTTCCGATTGCGACGGCGAACTCGCCGCACGTGAAGCGGTTCTGAGCGCCGCCGCCGTTGTACTCGTACGCCGTCATGGCGCATTGCGTGTACCAGTCGAGATAGCGGTACGCGGCGTTCGCTTGCCCCCGTTGCGACTCTTCGAGCGCCGTAAGCCACCATTGTTCGCCGGCCTTGTACAGTGCGACCGCTTCGGCGAACAACTGGTCGCGGTGTCGGTCAACGTGTTCGTGGTCGGCGACGCGGTCGGCGCACGGCACTACCCAATACCGACGGTCGCCCGTGCGGTCGCGTAGGAAGTCGCGCTCGTTCGTCGTCGCGGCGATGACGGTATGCCGGCGGTACGTGCGTACCTTGCGCCCGTACGGCGGCCGAAGGCGGTCGACGCTCGACGCGATGAACGCCTTGCGGGTTTCCTGGTCGGCCGTCGAACCGCTTGCAAGCTCGGCGTCTTCATAGAGCCAAGCCGAATACAGTTGCAACATGCTATCGCGGTCGCGCAAGTTCAGCCGAGTGTCTGAGAAGAGGTCGCCTTCGAAGCCCGGCAGGTTGACCAAGCGCCGCAGGAACTGGCTCTTGCCGATGCCCTGACGTCCCTGTAGGCAAATTACCGTGTCCATTTTGCACCCCGGTTCGAAGAGGCGGGCAATCAGACCGACCATGAACCGCCGAGCATAGGCTCGGAATATCGGCAGGTCTTCGCAGCCAAGCGCCGCGACGAAGAGCGCGTCGACGCGCGGGCGGCCGTCCCATTGCAGACTCTCGACGTACTCGCGCACGGGGTTGCGGGTGTTCTGCCGGGCGACGAGCTCGACGGTACCGTACAGGGCTTCGCGACCGATACGCCAATACCAACCATACGCGGTTTCCATATGGGCGAGGATTTCAATCCAAGTCGTGTCGTCGACCAGGTCGGCGCCGTTCATTTCTCGTTCGGCGAAGCCGTCGTACCAAAAGTCGAAGGTCGTGTCGTGCGTCAGCATCGTAATCAGGTTCGAGTGCGTCTTCGCAATCTCGCCTTGTTCGCCCTTGCGCTTCGGCGGCATACGTACGAGCTCGGCGAGACCCGACGCGGCCGGCGCGGTGTACGTGTTCCAATAGGTCGACGCGCTCGGCGAAGACCAGTACCGCGTACGGCCGTCGGGCTCGCGAGCGAAAAACCCCGAACCGACCGTCGAACCGCCGAACGGGCAGATTACCTTCAACTTTTCACCCGGCCCGATACCTTCGACGACGGCTTGCCACGTGCGCCCGTCGGGTAGCCGTTGCGCTCGAAAGTCGACTTCGACGGTACGCGACTGTCTCGGCTTGCCGGGCTTCGGTGCAAGGTCGACCGGGTCGACCCCGACCGCTTCGTCGACGGCCGACGTATGCGCGTCCTGCAATCGAACCAGGTCGGCGCGCGTCAACACGGTATCGGACGCGTGCACGACTTCGACTTCGAAGTGTCGGCCGGCGGCCTTGCGGTTGCTCGAGCCCGGCAAGCGACACAATCGGGCGCCGACGTCATGGGTACGGTCGAAGGCCGATACGTACGAGGTCAAGGGCGGCGACATTGCACCGGCAATCTCGGCGACCTGTAGGTTGACGACGTCGACGACGGCCGCGTGTATTGCACGCAAGGCGGTCTTTTCGGCGCCGATATCCGCGTCGACGGCGTAGTGTGCGTGGTAGCCCCAACCGGACATCAGTACGAGGGACGGCGGCGCGCCGATGACGGCTTCGAGTTGCGGTATGTACTCGTCGAGCATGATGCCGAGCAACGACTCGCGGGCGCGTTTGTCCATGCGATACATACGCGCTTTGCGCGCTTGCGCCCGTGCTTCAAGTACGCGACCGCGCGACAACCGTACGGCGTCGAACAGGGTCAACAAGTCCAAGTCGAAGAAAAGCGACGTCACCCGTTCGCACTGGTCGAAGGTACGGCCGCGCCCCTTGTCGTCGACGGTACCGACGCGAAACAAGCCCGTAGATATGTACTCGCCGCCCGTGAGTGTCTGCCGTACGTACTGCAGTCCGTCGGGCGGGTCGGGCCATACGCGGCGTACGTTCGGGTTCATTCGCCCGTCCGTGTCAGCAGGTCGATACGCTCGCGAATGAAGGTCTGAGCCATGACGTACGCGTCTGCACTCCCGCGGTGATGTGCGGCACTTTGCGCGCCGGCGTTGTCGGGGAGCGCTTCGTATTTGTGCGCAAGCTCGACTCGGCTTGTCTGGAGCGACGCGAACAAGCCGAGCAAGTTGTACAGCTCGGCGATGACGTGTGCCCGGCAGACGGGCGGCGGGTTCGGGTGTGTCATTCGGAACCCCGCACGACGGGTACACCGTCTTCGAGTGTTGCGTGTACCGCTTCGACCAGGCCGGCGCGTTGTTGCCGTTGCCGAAGGTCATTTTGTACGAGTGGATGCACGACATTGTGAAGGTACTCGACGGTCGACAAGCCGGCGTGTGCGGCCGCAAGCCGCACGTCGCGACCGAAGGCCGCCGAGAGAATCGGACGAAGGATAGCCATAGGTTGCCCCTATTCTTCGAGGTTGTAAGCGAGCGCTTCGCGCCGAAGTTGCGCGAGCTCGTCGGGGGTAGCAGCGTCGTACGCTTGCCGGTAGGCGCTCGGCTCGACGTACCGGAACACGGCACGACCCCGAACGCGAAGCCATAGGTACTGGTCGGACTTGCGGTTGTAGCACCGAACGAAGCCGGCAAGCTCGACCGGGTCGATTGCGTACTTCGGCGAAGCGGCGCGACCGACGACCGAGACGAGCTTGCGGCGAAAGTCATCGGCCCGACAACGGGCGGTGCGTTCGTTGCGCATCATACGCACATCCACAGGTAGAGTACGGCGAAGATGACAACGGCGCCGACGGCGTCTTCGAGATTCGTGCGGTTCATGGTATCTCCAGGGTTCGCAAGTACATTAGGCCATTTTGGATGGTTGGCGCACTGTCTCTTGCGTCATAGTTTGGTCACAGCTGTGTCATTGGCGAGAGCGCCCACTACACCGCTATTCTCGCCGTCTGTCGTCGAAAACGCCCTATTCATCACGGGTGCACTGTAAAAGCAACGTGATACTCGGTATTCTCGAAAGTACAGTGCAAGCCCCTCTTGGATTTTCAAAAGGTCAGAAGGAAATTGCTAACAAGAAAAACGGCCATTAACCCTGCACTGCCCTTTCGAGAAGCCCCATGAACAGCGTATAATGACAGTGCACCCGTGATGAAATGGGCGTTCTCGACGATTACAGGGAAATTTCAACCATGACCGACGGAACTATGACCCCCGACGCTATCGAGCTCGCGCTCGCGAAACTTGCGCCCGACGCTATCGGGCTACTCGAAGGCGTGCTTCGAGGGACCAAGCGACCGAACAAGGCACAACTCGACGCGGCCTGGCGAGTGCTCGACGTCGCACGGGCGCGTGAAGTCGTGACGCTCGAAGCGCCCGAAGTCGAAGAGCTTCGCAACGTGCTACAACTGGTAGCCGACACCTAAACGCACGGGGGCAAGCCGTGTTGCACTTTGTACCGCCTTCGGTACCGCCGGAACTACGCGACCAGGTCGCCGAGCTCGTCGGGCGGCCTTCGACGTTTTGCCGGGTTCACCGGGTACAGCATAAAGACTCGAAGGTCGAAATCCCCTTCGACCCGTTGCCCATGCAGACGAAGATATTTGACGCCGTCGAAGCCGGGCACAATCGCATACTCGTCGTCAAGGCTCGGCAGGTCGCCGCGACGACGGCGTGTAAGTTCGTGCTGCACCAACGATGGACGGCGACCGAGACCGAGAGCATGTTCGCGCTCGTCTCGCTTCGAGCCGAGTCGGCGACGGCCTTGTTCGACGACAACCGGCGCTGGCTTCGTCACCCGCCCGTCCTGCTACAACGCGAGCTCGACACACGGGCAAAGGGCGAGTTGAAACTCGCCGACACCGGCGCGAGCCTCAAGGCCTTTACGTCGAGAAGTCAAACGGGCTTGCGTTCATTCTCGCCGGCGGCCGCCTTGCTTTCCGAGTTCGCCTTCGCGCCCGACCAGTACGAACTACTCGCGCAAGCGGTCGGGGCGGTCGGCGACGGGTTGCTCATGGTCGAGTCGACCGCGAACAATCCCGGCGACACGTTCTCGCGTCTGATTGCCGGCGCACCCGAAAACGGTTGGCACGTCATTACGCATTGGTGGCACGAACACCCGGCGTACACCGACACGGTCGGCGACGACTTCGAGGTACGAGACGACGAGCGCGACCAGGTCGACCGCTACGGATTGACACCGGGCCAGGTCGCATGGCGCCGACGGTACCGGGCGACGCTCGGCGAGTTCAAGTTCAAGCGCGAGTACCCCGCGACGCTCGACGACTGTTTTTTGAACCGCGAAGGCGGTTGGTTCGATGACGAACTCCTACAGAATATCCACGTGATAGACCACACGGCTATCGGCGCGACGGGCGGTCGCGAGCTCGAAGCGCCGCACGCGAACGACCGGTACGTCATCGGCGTCGACGTCGCGGGCGGTGTCGGCGGCGACTGGTCGGCGTTGTGCGTCGTCTCGGTCGCGACCCGTCAGCCGGTGTTTGTCCGTCGAGACAATCGGGCGACGCCGTCACAATGGGCGCACGTCGTTATCCAGGTCGCGAGCCGATACAATCAAGCGCTCGTACTCGCCGAGTCGAACAATCATGGACACGCGCTCTTGCTTGAAATGAACTCGTGTGGGTATCGGCAACAATGGCGAAGCCCGCAAGGCAAGCCATGGACGACGACCCTACAATCGAAGCTCGAAGCCTTCGACACGCTTCGGGAAGCGATGCAGCAAATACAAGTCGTCGACCGGGCGACGTGGCTCGAACTTCGGGCGCTTACGGTACCGGTCGGCAAGGTCGCCCCCGAAGCCCCGAAAGGCTCGCACGATGACGCGGCGGTCGCTATAGCGCTCGCGTACCGTTGTCTTCGCGATATTCCGGCAACGTGGCGCACTCTTGCGCTACAATCGCAACGAACGCGAATGGACGACCTGATTAAGAGAAGTCGCGCCCGTCGACTTCGCGCGAGCTCGCTACCGTTTTGAGGCCCTTCATGCTCGAACCGAGACACGTTCAAGAAATCGTCGAACAACACGACAACTATTGGAACGACAAGCGGCCGCGTATGCGCGAACTCCGGTCCATGTACTTCACTCGGTTTTGGTCCGACCGAGAGTACGACGCGCACGACGGTATCTTGCGGACGGAAGTGCCGAAGGCATACGCCGTCGTCGAGTCGTATCTCGGGAGCTTGTACGCGCGAAACCCGGCCGTCTTCGTACAACCCGACCTTCGGGCAAGGGGCAACGCCGAAGTCGCCGGCGCGACCGCGAACCAGTACCTATTGACCGTGCGCAACGTCATCGAAGACGCGACGCGACTCGCATTGATTTACCCGTGTTCGTTCGTCAAGCTCGCGCCGGTCGAGTCGGTCGACCCGTTGAAGCGCGTCGCCGCTTCGGCGCTCGAACCCTGGTCGGTAATCGTCGACGACACGTCGGGCTCTTGGGAGCACCAACGATGGGTCGGTCACTCGTACTTGCTACCGCTCGACGAAGCCGTTGTACGCTTCGACAAAAACCCCGAAGACTTCATGCCGCGCGCGTACTCCCGCTGGATTGACACCCGGCGCAACACGGCGCCCGGACCCGAGACGCAACGCGAAGGGCAGTTCGACCGTTGGGTACGGGTCGTCGAGTTGTACGACCTGGTCGACGACGCGTTGCTTGTCTGGTCGCCGGACTACAACAACGGCGAAGAGTTCGTCTTCGAAGGGGTAACCGTCCAGGTCGGCGCACTCGACCCCGAAGTGCGCGAAGGCGGCGAAGCCGACGAACCCGAGCTCGAACACGAGAAAACCGGGATTCCATACAAGAGCGCGTCGGGCCGTCCGATTGTGCCGATTATCCCGCTGTACTTCTCACGCGACCCCGGCGTACCGCTTCGCGGGTACAGTCTCGTTGACCGCTCGTACGACCAGTTCCGAGAGCTAAACGTCATGCGCACGTATCAAGCGCAAGGCGTTCGGCGTATGGCTCGACAATGGCTCATGCGCGCGGGCTTCATGTCCGAAGACGCGGTCGCGAAGTTGTCGGCGGGCCGCGACGGCGAAGTCATCGAAGTCGACCTTCAACCCGGTATGCCGCTTGAGGGCAACATCATTTCGGCGCCGCAAGCCCCGAGTCCCGCCGACATCTCGCTTTACGCGAACACGGTCGAAAACGACATTCGCGAAGCC